TAACAAGTTCTGATATTACAAATGGAATTGTTACAGGTGAAAAATTAAATGCAGATGTCATATCATCACAAACAGAATTAGCAACTGCACCAGCAGATACAGATGAGTTTTTAATTAGTGATGCTGGAGTTTTAAAAAGATTAGATGCTAGTTTAGTTGGTGGGGGTATTGATATGGTTGATCAGTTTTCTTTAACAGCAGATCACTCTGGAGATTCAGTTATAACCTCAAATTTAGCAAGATCAAGTCACACCGCATTTGGAAGAATTGGAACAGGAATGTCTGAAAGTTCTGGGATTTTTACTTTTCCATCAACAGGAATTTATTTAATTATACCAAAAATTGTTTTTAGAACTGATAATAATGGAGATAGAACAATGACTTGTTATACTGAAGTTACTACAAATAATTCATCATATACTAGTGTTGATGCTATTTTTTCAGGTGACGAAGACTCAGGTGGTTTAGCAGTAAATAGCACATGCAGTTCTTTTTGTTTTATAGATGTAACAGATACCTCAAATGTAAAAGTTAGATTTAGAACAGAAAGTATTGATGCAAATTTAGAGGGTGCAGAAAACACTTATAATATGACAAGTTTTACTTTTATAAGATTAGGAGATACATAAGATGGCATATATAGGAAAAGAACCAATAGTAGGAAACTTTCAAGTTTGTGATGCGATAAGTGTAGTCAATGGACAAGCGGCTTACACTTTGCAAGTATCATCAACTAATGTAGTTCCAGAATCAGCAAATCACATGCTTGTATCTTTAAATGGTATATTACAGAAACCAGGGTCATCATTCACAGTTTCAGGTTCAACAATAACTTTTGCATCTAATCTAGCAACAGGAGATGTAATAGATTTCGTGATGTTGCTTGGTAATGTCCTTGATATTGGAACACCATCTGATGCTACAGTTACAAATGCTAAAACAAATTTTACTTCTACATCTAGTGCTGCAGGTTTACAGATAAAAGGTGATGGAACAACTGATGGTACTTTACAACTTAATTGTAGTCAGAACACTCATGGTATAAAAATTGCTTCACCTGCACATTCTGCAGGGCAGTCTTATAAACTTATTTTCCCATCTGGAAATGTAACAGCAGGTAAATTTTTAAAAGTAGATTCTGTATCTGGTTCAGGAACAACTGGAATTGGTACAATGACTTTTGCTGATGCGGGTGGAACTCATGCTAAATTAATAACTACTACTTTAGGTTCAGATGCCTCTTCAATAGATTTTGATAGCACTTATATAACATCTACTTATAATAATTATTTAATTGTTTTTAATTTACTTTCGGCATCAGATGGTGCAGTAGCACAAATGAGATTTTCTAATTCAGGTACTTTTAGAACAGGCTCATCTGAGTATGGACAGGCTTTTTATGGAGATGGTGGTACTGATAATAATAGCAACAATAACCCACATATAGAATTTACAGGCGGAGTTGGTAATGCAACAGGCGAAAATGGTAGTGGAATTATTTATGTTCAAAACATCACATCTACACATTATACTCAAATGAATTTTATATCTAGTAACTCTACAACTGCTGGTGCTCATGGTTTTAGAGTTGGTGGTGGTATGAGTAACACAAGACAAGCTGATGATGGTATAAGAATTTTTTTTGATACAGGAAATATTAAATCAGGTAGTGTAGTAACTTTATATGGTATAACACAGTAGGAGTAAAACATGGCTCTACTCTTTGCTAAAAATAATTCTCTTTCAGCAGTTACAGCTTTACCAGCTTCAATATCAGGTGGGGGTCTTAATTTAATATCAACTCAAACTGCATCAAGTTCAGCTACAATAGATTTTACTTCAGGGATAGACTCTACTTACAAAGAATATATATTTAAGTTTATAAATATACACCCAGCAACAGATAATGCTGAATTACAATTTCAAGCTGATACAGGAACAAATACAAACTATAATCAAACAATAACTTCAACACATTTTAGAGCAAGACATGACGAAGCTGATAGCACTGCAACTTTGCAATATTTAACCTCAGGCGATCAAGCACAAGGCACATCTTTTCAAAGAATAACTAGTTGTGGTAATGATAACGACCAAAATATAAATGGTACTTTTCATTTATTCGACCCAAGTAACACAACTTTTGTAAAACATTTTTTAATAACAACATCAGCAGATGATCATAGATCAGAAGCTAATCAAAGATTTACAGCAGGATATTTTAATATAACAACAGCTTTAACAAGAGTTAGATTTAAATTTGATAGTGGCAACATAGATTCAGGAACAATAAAATTATATGGAGTAACCTAATGTCTTTTGGTTTAGTAAAACATAATAATAATTCTATATCAGCTATAACAAGTGCTGGTTCTTTAGCACAAGGTAAAATGACATTACTGCAAACACAAACTGCGTCTAGTTCTTCATCAGTTTCTTTTACATCTAATATTGATTCTACATATCCAATTTATGTTTTTAAATTCATAAACATACACCCATCTGTTGACAATCACATATTTGAATTTCAAGGTAATGCTTCTGGTGGGTCTGGTTTCAATGAAACAATAACATCAACAGTTTTTAGAGTATATCATACAGAGTCAGATAGCACAGCTTTAGAATATGTTACTTCAGAGGATTTAGCACAGGGAACTGATTATCAACATCTTGCAAATGGTTTAGGTAATGCAAATGATGAAAGTTTATCTGGCGAACTTACATTATTTAATCCATCAAGCACAACTTTTGTAAAACATTTTATTAGTAATACTCAATTTAGTGAAGCTGGTGAGGGTAGTTTTACTCATTATACTGCTGGATATTTTAATACTACCTCTGCTATTGACGAAATATCTTTTAGAATGGCAAGTGGTAATATAGATTCAGGAACTTTTAAACTTTATGGAATAAAAGGAAGCTAATGAGTATTGTAAAATTAAATAACAGATCAGTAAAAGATATAACAGCTTTTGGTTCAATAACTTCTCTTGGAAGTCTTACACATATTGCAACACAAACAGCATCATCATCAGCATACATTGATTTCACATCTGGGATTGATAGCACATACAAAGAATATATTTTTTATTTTATAAATATTCATGCTGGTACAGGAGATGCAATTTTTTCTTTTCAAGCAGATACAGGAACAAATACAAATTATAATCAAACTATTACTTCAACAGCATTTACAGCACAACATGGAGAGGGTGGTTCTCCCGCAAGTATTTTTTACAATACAGGTGGAGATTTAGCACAAGGTACAGGATTACAACAATTATCTGAATACAATGGTACAGAAAATGACCATAATTCATCAGGTTATTTACATCTTTTTAACCCATCAAGTTCTACTTTTGTAAAACATTTTATTTCTGTTTCTAATTTGATAGGTGGAGAAGAAAGAAATAGAAATGGATATAATGCTGGTTATATAAACACCACAACTGCAATCACAAGAATTAGATTTAAAATGGATACAGGAAATATAGATAGTGGACAAATATTGCTATTTGGATTAAATTAACATATAAGGAGAATATTATGCCAAGATATAAATTAGTAAATGGAGAACGTATTCAGTTTACTACTGAAGAAGAAGCACAAAGAGATCAAGAAGAAGCTGATTGGGAAGCAGGTGCTTTTGATAGAGCAATTGCATCTTTAAGACAAAATAGAAATAGACTTTTAGCTGAAACAGATTTTTATGCTTTATCTGATGTAACAATGTCAAATGATATGGAAACATATCGTCAAAATTTAAGAGATTTAACAAATGGACTTTCTACAGTTGAAGATGTAAATAATGTTACATGGCCAACGAAACCATAAAAAAATCAGTCTTAATTTGTATTCCTAGTTTTGATCAAAAAATTCACCTTGAAACTATATCATCTATAATATCTGTAAGAGATACTCTTATTGGTGCTAATATTGGTTGTGGTATGATGTGGGTAAGAGATAGTCTTGTAACAAGAGCAAGAAATAAATTAGTTGCTAGTTTTTTAAAACAAAAAGATTATACACATCTATTTTTTATAGATGCTGATGTTGTTTTTACACCAGATCAATTCATAAGAGTTTTACTTTTTGATAACCCAATAAAATCAGAACATAAAATAGAAGATGGAGATGCTAGTTTTGGATGGTGTATTAATTTTGAATTAGGAACTTATGATTTAAAAGATAATGATAAAGGTTTCAAAAAAGTCAATTATGCAGGTACAGGTTTTATGTGTATTCAAAGAAAAGTATTTGACAGAATTATAGAAAAGTATCCAGATATAGAATATCAATCTGATGTAAGAACAAAAATAGATGGTAAAATAGAAAAGCCAGTTGGTGTTAAGGAATATGCTTTTTTTGATACAGGTATTCAGGGTAAAGGTATTTTAAAAGATGAAGAAAATACACAAAGGTATTTAAGTGAAGATTTTTTCTTCTGTCAATTATGGAAACAATGTGGTGGTGAGATATGGGCAGATTTAACATCTGAAATGAAACACATAGGTATCAAGACTTATGAAAGATTACCAATAATAAAACTAAAAAAGAAAGATGACGGTTGAGTTAGGTTTATTAGCTTTTGTTTTAAATTTTTTAATTATAGGGGTAGCAGGAATTATTATTTGGTTTATTATCAATAACTATGTCCTCAAAAAAAAAGATGACTGATGAAAGTTTATGGGAAAAGGTTTTGCCACAATTAAGACAAATTGGAGGTAAACATTATAAACAATATAAAATTCAACCTTATGAATTTATTTCTAAAAATAATCTTTCATTCTATCAGGGGAATGTGATAAAATATGTGGTTAGGTATTTAGAAAAGGGTGGTGAAGAAGATCTTGAAAAAATAATCCATTATACTGAATTAGAGATAAAAAGGTTAAGGGATGAAAGTTTGGAGGTCAAATACAAAAAAAAATGATGTTTAAACGCACAAAGAGGGGTCTATTTTAGCGATTTATCATTAAATAGGTAAAATGTACTATGGCAAAGAAAAAGCCTCTTTTTGGAGTAAAAATTGAGTATGAAAAGACAGTAAAAGGTACAAGTATAGGTAGAAATCCAAAAAAAGTATCTAGTATGAACAAAAGTAAAAGAAAAGGTAGAAGTAGAAAGCAAATGAGATACAGAGGTCAAGGCAAATGAGAAAAGTTGTTAGAAAAAAGGTAAGGAATTTAAGTACAGCACATCAAAGGATTGATGATCATGAAAAATTATGCA